TCAGCTTTTGGTAGTAGTGATGATTATGTAGGTTATTGCTTTACATCAATCCAAGGCTACAGCAAATTTGGATCATATATAGGTAACGATCAGATGGATAATACATTTGTTTATACTGGGTTTCGACCAGCTTGGGTTATGATTAAAAATACCGCAAATACTTATGGTTGGGTAATAGTGAATAATAAATCACTTGGATATAACCCAGATAATAATTTTATTTATGCAAATGCTACTGATACGGAAAGTACCAACGATTGGGTTGACCTGTATTCTAATGGTTTTAAAATCAGATCAAGTACAGCTAGAGTAGGATCGGTTGGTGAAAAATATATCTATGCCGCTTTTGCAGAAGCACCATTCGTCAATTCAAATGGAGTACCTTGTAATGCTCGTTAATTAACTTAAAGGAGTTAAATAATGCAATTATCAAAACATTTTAAATTAAAAGAATTTACCAAGTCGCAAGTAGCGGCTCGGAATGGAATCAACAATACTCCTCATAGTGGGGATCTTAAAAATTTAGAAGATTTATGTTATGAGGTATTAGAACCCATACGAGCTAAATTTGGTGTGGTAACTATTAATTCTGGCTTTAGATGTTTAGAGTTAAATCGTAAGCTGGGATCATCCGATTCAAGTCAGCACACAAAAGGACAAGCAGCAGACATAGAAGTATTAGGAACTTCTAATTTAAAAGTAGCTCATTGGATTAAAGATAACGTGGACTTTGACCAGTTGATATTGGAGTTCTGGAATCCTGAAAGCGAAGATTTGAATATTGGCTGGATTCACATATCGTTTGATGAAAAGGGTTCAAATAGAAAACAAGTCTTAACATTTGATGGAAAAAGTTATAAGAATGGACTTCCTGAAATGAAATATAGATATGATAAAATGGGAAAAGAAATAATAGAATAATGCCATCACAGAGTCAAAAAAATGGAGAAGCGATTATACGTATTGAGGGCGATTTAAAATTACTTAAACAAGAAATCCAACATATACGAGGTAATCATATTGCACATTTAGAAATGAGAATTTCTCGAATGGAAAAAGTGATGTGGACTATTTGTTTGATCGCAACCACTCACTTACTCTTCACAGTCTTGCATTAATTCAACTTATAGCATATACAAGATATAGTATATGTTTAAATCAATTTTAGTTATATCTGACCTACACATCCCCTATCATCATCAAGATAGCTTTGAATTTTTAAAAGCAATTAAGAAAGAATTTAAACCAGACTTCATCGTTAATATTGGCGACCTGTTAGATTTTCACGCAATCAATATGCACACCCACGACCCTGATTTATATTCTGCTGGACACGAATTAGATAAATCAAAAGAATACATAAAACAATTAGAATCTATTTTTCCAAAGATGGTGGAAGTAGAAAGTAATCACTCTAGCTTGGTATATAGAAGAGCTTTAAAATATGGAATGAGTCGTCAGTTCTTAAAAGACTATGGAGAATTTTTAGGAACAAAGAAATGGAAATGGGTAGATGATTTAACTTTAAAAATGAGTAATGGACAAAAGTGTTTTTTTACACATGGAAGAAGTGCTGATGTATTAAAAGTATCTCAAACTATGGGTATGTCAGCAGTACAAGGACACTATCATACGAAGTTTGTTATAAGCTATTGGGCAAATCCTGATAATCTATTCTTTGCGATGAACGTAGGATGCCTCGCTGCACAAAAACACATGGCTTTTGCTTATGCCAAAAACTTTAGAACAAGATTTATTATGGGTTCTGCTGTTATTGTAAATGGTATTCCACGATTATTACCAATGGTCTTGAACTCTAGTGGAAGATGGATTAAGAAGATAGTATGACCAAAAATGGTACATTAATGGAACAGAGAGCAACGCAGAGTGCCTTAAAAGAACAAATAGGGGGTAATTACTATATAAACAATTTTAAGATACAACCTATTGAATTTATTGCTGCAAATAATCTCTCATTTATTCAAGGATGTATCATTAAGTACATTTGTCGTTTTGATAAAAAAAATGGCGATGAAGATATAGATAAAGCAATACACTATTGCAAATTATTAAAGGAATTAAAAACAGAAAACCCAAAACAAGAATCTTGGGTAAATGGATATAAGAAATGGAAAAAAAATAATGTGGTTTAAACTTATAAACAATCCGATAACTAAAATGGCATTTAATAAAGTAACAGACCATTTTAAACATAAACAAGAAAAAGTTAAAACTATAAGACAAGCAGAAATAGAAGCTTGTAAAGAAGTTGATGTTGCCAGAATTAAATCACAAGATAAAAGTTGGAAAGATGAAATTTTACTTATCTGGCTAATTGGTATGTTAAGTACAGGTTGGTTTGAAAGTACAAGAGGAAACTTTGAGGAATGGGTTAGAATTATAAATGACCTCCCTGACTCTGTATGGTATCTTGTAATTATTGTTTTTACAGCTACATTCTCAACTAAAATGACAGACAAGGTATTGAATAGGAATAAGAAAAAATAATGCTAGGAACAAGTTGGTTTAAAAAAAAAGAAAAGAAAAAGGTAGTCAGCAATCCTATTGATTATGTCATTACAGAGCTAGATGTTAAGCTGCATAGTTATCATACTCCTTTAGGATGTTATGCTTCATTTATTTTTATAGATGAGAAACCACATTTCCCTAGAGTCAAAAGAACCCTACATGAACTCAACAAACACCCTGACGCATTTGTTTTGAGTCATCATTATAATACTAAAGAAATAACTTCTAAAACTGATTTAACAGGATTAGAAATTATTAAGCACTAAATAACCAAATCCCAATAGTAAGCATAAGAAACTTAAACCTAATAAAAAGAATACTGATCTTTTTAATTCTTTTCGGTTTTCCATTCTTTCGTACTTACCTTTTTCATTTATATATAAGTAGTCCATTGCTCCTCCTTTATACCACAAGGGCAACAGAAAGGACATTAATGCCGCCCAAGTGGATTCAGAAATACCGCTAGGCAGAGTCTGAATTTCTATCCCTCTTGCTTACCAGCAAGGGTTAAATCTCTTTTTACCTCTGTTTGTCTAACAGATAAATAGCGATCTAAATTATTATAATTCAGTTTAGCTTTAATAAGCTGTCCCTCTGCGTGGGCATAGCTTTTGATAATGTTTTGATATTCGGTGTCGGTTCTAGCTTTGTGTTCGGCTTCTGCAACTGATTTACAGGTTAGTTTATGTTTGGCAAAGCATTTAGAAAAGGTAGCTTTTCTTCCCTCATCTAATAGAATAACTTTCTCTGCCCATTCACTCCATTGATTAGAAGCTTCTGTCATTTTTTTATATGCTGCTTTACTATTTAGATTTAGTGTGTCCATGTTATCTCCTTTCCCAAGTCATTAAATTATAAATAAATTTATTAGGTTTATATCTTTCTCTATTATTTATATCACGACAGATTTTATACATTACATATTTTTTACCAGAAAATATCCATTTATAATTTTTACGATCATTATATTTTGGTTTATATTTTCTAATTTCTTTCATTTCTAATGAACGAGCTTTTCTTTGATTGTTAAATGAAATATAAAAATAATGTGTAAATTCTTTTTTACCTAAATCAAAATCATTTCTACTTTTTATTGGAAGCCATTGGCTATGTTCTCCTAATCTTTTACCTAGATTAAAAGTACATCCTATATATACTATCTCATTTTTATTCATTAAATAGTAAACGCAATATCCTATATGATTATGTTGTTTATATGGTATATGATACATACTCTCTATCCTTTTTATTATGGGTAATTATACATATCCTTTGCATATTGTTTAAGTTCTCTAATTTTCTTTTCGTATTTAGTAATCTTTTTCATCATTAACCTATCCGCTTCCTTTTTAACCTTTTCAATCTCTTGAACTAATTGAAGTCTTAATTCTCCATTTAACTTTTTATGGGATTGTTCAATTTCAATAAGTCTTCGATTTTCAAGATAGAGAAGTTGAATTTCATCATTTTTTAAATCCAACTCTTTTTTTAACAACAAGATTTTGTTGCTTTCGGTCATAATTAAAAAGGAATTTCATCGTCAAATTCCTCCTGATTCTCTTCTACCTTAATTTGCTGTGTTTGTATAGCTTGAGGTTGAGGTGTTGGTTGTGCTTGAACAGGTGGAACTTGTATCTTTTTCATTCCATCTATCGCACCTGATTTATAGGGTTTAATCATATACAAGCAAATTATTTGCTCTGTTCTTTGCCCATATTTTTCTTCTTTGGCATCTTGTACTCGACTTCCCCATTTCAACATATACCCAGCCCTTGCGTAAGCTTGTACTTCAGGTGTTTTATACCAATTCATTACTTCCGATAATCCATATAGCTTCTTTGTTAAACTACATTGGAATTTAGCTTTAGTAGATGGTGCTTGGTATTCAAAACTAGGTGCTGTCTTTCCTGTTTCGTATAACTTTAATTGCAGCCCACAAAAGGGCATACTATATTTATTTTGCATATTTTTTACTCCTTAATTTATTGTACTCATTCATTCGTTTCTTAAAATCTTCTTCAATCGCATTAATATACTTACAAGCTTTAAAAGCTTTTAAATATTTAGGTGTGATTTTATAAGACATTAATGAAACGTCTTTGGCTGGTTCTTTAGGAACATTCAAGATTGCTAAATAGTCTATCTTATAGTCAGTTGAATCTTCACAAAGTTTTTTATAAGTGTGTAGTTGAATAGGCATATCAAAATAAAAATCTTTAGAAGTTTTTATATCCAATATTCCATATTTACCTTTCCACGATGGTTTGGTCACAATCATATCCAATGTGCCACACACGTCTAAATCTGTGCTGTACATTGTTTTTTCTGTTTCCATTACTTTAAAACCTGACTTATCCCAATAAGCTTTAAATTTAAAAAACATAGTTTTTAAAGGTTCAGTTTCAGGTAAAGCGAAGTCTTGTTTGGTTACATAACATTCTGCAAGTTTATGCAGATTTGTACCAATAGAACTTGCTTCTTCTTTTAAAGTTTTTACTTTAGCTTTTAAGTCGTCAGTAAATTGCTGGGAAAAATCTATTGGCTTACCCATAGCTTTAAACTTATTACTTAACGCTTGATAAACAATATGTTCACTCCACCACATTAAAGCACCTTTACCTGACCTTTCTCCTATTAAGGAAGTTACTCCCTTTTTAGGTTCTCCATTAACCTTATATCTATATCTCCCACCTTTAGGATTAAATTCAATAAGGTTTCCATTCTTATCTTTAGCTTTTATTATCATTATCTCCTCCATTAATTAATTGTGTAATTGGCTTTGTAAATGTTTCAACTCCAATATAAGGTTTTTTGTTTTCTTTATTTTTATTAAATGTTTTAATAACCTTATTTAAAAAACGAGTTAATAATATTAGTTTATACAAAGAGATTGTATTTACACCATTTTCATATTTTTGTATTTGCTGAAATGTGCAGTCACAAGCTTTGGATAAATCGGTTTGAGTTAAATTTAAATCTAACCGAATTTCTTTAATCTTAAATCCCATATAGTGCGTAAAGTCGCTTCTTGAAAACCAACCATTATTATAATGACTCGTTATTCGATTCAGCATATTGACAGCTCCTTGATAGGATTGTTCTTTGTTGTATTTATTTTTTCTCATATTTCCT